CGCGACATCATGCCGAAGCTGCTGGCGCAGGATCCGGATCTGCAGTTGCATGTCTTCGGCTACCACAACCCGGTGGAGCACCTGCAGCACTTCTACGACGAGTGCAAGCGCTACGGGGAAAGGCTCGGCGGCCACGTCGTCTTCCGCGAGCCACTCACGAAGGCCAAACTATATGAGGAATACACCCTCGGCGGCTGCTACGTCTACCCGACACCTAGCCCACGGGCGCGCATGTTCGCCGAGGTCTCCTGCATCAGCGCGATGGAGGCGCAGGCCTGCGGTTTGCCGATCGTGACCTCGGCTCGTGGCGCATTGCCGGAAACCATCGCGCCCGGAGCCGGGATGCTAATCGAGGGCAATCCGTGGTCGCAGGAATACCAGCACGCTTTCTGCGATGCCGTGATGCGCTACGTCCACTCGCCGGAGGACCATGCAGCAGCCAGCCAGGCTGGCATCGAGCACGCACAGACGCTGAGCTGGGACGATGTCGCGCAGGACTGGATTGTCATGATCGAGCGCGAGATCCGCGCCAGGAACGACAACCCGCACCGGCTGCTGCGGCACATGTGGCGGGAGAGCGACATCATCGCCATGCGCGAGATTCCAGGCGCACCAGCCGAGGAGGTCAAGCGCCTGGCCGAGCCTTTCGCCTTCGCCTTCGGCAGCCGCGAGGACTTCGTAGCGCAGTACGAGCGCATCGGCAAGGGGCACACGCCTGAGGCATTCGAGCAGTCCTGGCAGGAGCCGCGCTGCCGTTTGATGATCGATTGGCTCAAGGCCAACGACGAGATCAAGACGGTGCTCGACTACGGCTGCGGCTGCGGGGGTTACGCCTACGCGGCAGCTACAGAGGCCGGGAAGACCGTCACCGCCGTAGACCACGACAAGTACGCCATCGAGATCGCGGAGCGCAAGAAGATCCAGCACAACGCGCTGGCGACGGTCCAGTACGCGGTCGCCAACGAGGAGATGCTCGGCGCTGGCGCGGTGGATTGCGGCATCCTGCAGGAAGTGCTCGAGCACGTGCCGCAGCCTTGGGACTTGCTGCAGCGGGTAGAGGCTCAGGTCAAGCCGGGCGGCTGGATGTACCTGACTGTCCCGCTCGGACCGTGGGAATACAGCAGCTATCACACCTACCCGTGGCGCTGCCACATCTGGAACTTCGACCAGCATGACATCCGGGACATGCTCGGCGCCAAGCCGGACTTGTCCATCTCCAGCTACTTCTATGGCGACTCGGCGGAGCTGGGCGAGGCAATGGGCTGGTGGATCATCAGCTACCGCGCGGACCACGAGCCGATCGGCAAGATCGACATGCAGCGCAAGCTCTGGCTGCAGCGCCCGCGCCAGACGGTGAGCGCCAGCCTGATCGTCGGGGGGCGCGAGGCAGGCCAGACGCTGCGCTGGTGCCTGGATTCGCTGACCCACGTGGCCGATGAGATTGTCATCGCCGACTGCGGCATGAGCAACGACGATGTCAAGGCGGTGCTGGACTTTCCCTATACGGAGATCCGTCACCCCTCGCTGCGCATCGCGAAGGTCATTCCAGGCCAGGATCCATTGGAGAATGGCTTCGAGGTCGCCCGCAATGCCTGCCTAGCGCAGTGCAACATGGACTGGGTGTTGTGGATCGATGCGGACGAGAAGCTCATCAATCCGCGCCAGGTGCAGAAGTACCTGCGCGAGAACATGTTCCACGGCTACGGCATCCGGCAGCATCACTTCGCCTGTGACACCACCTTCGAGCCTGACATGCCGGTGCGCCTGTTCCGGCGCCGGCCGACTGCGGACGGTAAGCAGATGCGCTTCTATGGAGCTCTGCACGAGCATGCCGAGCTGGGGCTCAACGAGGGGCCCGGACAGGTGATCGTCATCTCGGACTGCCACATCGCGCATGTGGGCTACCTCATCGAGGGCACCCGGCAGCGGCGCTTCGTGCGCAACTATCGCTTGCTCAAGCTGGATCAGGAGCGCTATCCAGACCGGCTGATCCAGAAGCATTTCCTGATGCGTGATACCCTCATTATGGCCAGGGAGGCATTGGCTCAGAACCGCGGGCGCCTGGAGCCGTCGATCATCGCCAAACTCCGCGAGGTGGTGGGCCTCTACCGCAAGTACTTCCTGGGGACCGGGCGGTATGCTCACACCGATTCCCTGCAGTACTACAGCGAGGCACTGCAGATGCTGGGGGAAGGGTTCGAGGTGGCATTCCAGATCGCGGCGGACAAGGACGATGCCAAGCCGAACGGAACGTGGAAGTATCGCTTCGCCAGCCGGGACGATTTCCTCAAGGAGCTGAACCTGCGCGCCAACGAGAAGATCGGCACGCTGGACGCTGAATGGTGGTGAGCCATGGCTCTGAACTACACGACGGTCGAGAAGATCCTGGTAACCCTGCCGATGGTCGGCAGCGTGACCTCGATCACCAGCGCGGTGCTGGAAGCCTTCGCCGGCCAGGCCGAGGCACTGGTGGATGCGAAGCTCGCCAAGGCGTTCACGGTTCCAGTCTCTGGCAGTCCGCCGCTGCTCGAGATGCTCTCCACCGATATCGCCCTGTATCGGCTGCTGACCCGCCGCATGTTCACCCAGGAGCAGATCAACAAGAGCGACTGGCCGGATCGCTACAAGGAGTCCCTGGATACCCTGGACAAGCTCGTCGAGGGGGAGCTTCAGCTTCTCACCACGAGCGGTGATCTCATTGCGCCGGCCCAGGCGAGCGCGCAGGCCTGGAGCAACACCCAGACCTACGAGCCGACGTTCAACGAGCTGCCGATGGAGATGCAGGACGTGGATGCCAACGAGATGGCCGACCTGGGCTGGATCACCAGGCATCCGAGGGTGATCTGATGGCTGGGGTAGCTATCCGCGTGCAGCTCGATACCCGCCAGCTCGAGGAGCGCCTCGGAGCGATCGGCGAGGCATTCCACCCGCGCGGCCTGCTATTGGCGATCGGCGAGTCCACCATCCGCTGGATAGACGAGAACTTCGAGACCGACGGTGGCAAGGTCGGCGGCTGGGATCCGCTGTCTCCCAACACCGTGGCAGGGCGCCGCAAGGGCAGCAGCCGGCCTCTGCAGGACACCGGCAACCTCCGGGAGAGCTTCACCTACGAGCTGGAGGGCGACGGCGCCGTGCGGGTAGGCACTGCCGTGGAATACGCCAGCCAGCACCAGGAAGGCACCGGGCCCTACCAGATCGAGGCGCGCGGCAGGGCGCTGGCGTTCATGACCACGGGTGGCATGATCTTCGTCAAGCGGGTGAGCCACCCCGGCATCCCGCAGCGGCGCATGGTGCCCAACGAGGATGAGGGCGAGGACATCGCCCGCGGCATGATCGAGGCCAGGCTGGAGCAGATCGATGGCGAGGGTTGACTATTACGCCATCGAGGAGGAAATCGCCGAGATCCTCCGGGCGAACATCCCTGACATCACCGTATCGGTGGAATCCGAGCTGCTGTTCTCGCCGGAGCAGACGCCCTGGGTGGGCGTGTACCTGGATCGGCGAGACGCACCGCGCGAGCTGCAGAAGATCGCAGCAGGAACCAAGACGACTTTCCGGCTCACGCTTACCATCTGGGTCTGGTGTTACCACATGGAAAAGGCGCAGGCTATCCGGCTGCGCGATGAGTGGCTGAGCGAGGTCGAGGTGGTACTGATGCGTTATCGCACACTCAATGAAAAGGTGGCCATGTCCTGGATCGAGGGCGGGCGCATGCCATCCGGACGGATCCAGTCGGCCACGCCGATCGCATCGCAGACAGACTTTCTGGCAGGTGGCGAAATCATCCTGGTTGCCGAGGTAGACTCGACGACGCAATAGGTATCCCAAGAATGCGCCCAGACCAAGCAAAACCCATTATTGACCGCCTGATGGCGAAGGTCTCATATTCTCCCGGCGGTTGTTGGGAATGGTCTGGTGCCAAGGACAAGGATGGATATGGCGTCCTCAAGATCGGGAGCAGGGCGGACGGTTCCCGGAAAATGGCAAAGGCGCATCGGTTGAGCTACGAATTACATCATGGGATGATCAGAGAGCACTTGCTTGTTTGTCATCATTGTGACAATCCATCGTGCGTGAATCCTGGGCATCTGTTCATCGGCACGCACAAGGACAATCACCAAGACAGAGAGAGAAAGCACCGACATCCGCATTCTAGTGAAGCTGGTAGGCGCGGCAGCTTGCATCGAGAACGTGATCATCATGGTCGTTTCACTGGAGGATCCGCGAAATGAAAAGCCTGCTGCTTTGGTTCTTCGAACCAGCCTATTTGTGGCTTACCCGTTACATGTCACAGCAAG